CTCTTTCCCTACACGACGCTCTTCCGATCTAGAACCGTTGAAACTGTCCCACTTTCGCTGGCATTCTCCAGTGTGATACCGCAACAAATCCAACCGGCTCCAATCGTCCCAATCCTGCCATGTGTAACCGGCTTCTTTCAGAGCCATTCCCACATTGACCCAGTCCTGATAATTCAGCTCCGATGGCGGTATGTAGGGCAATACGCTCAGTAAATCCATGTCGGCCATTTGTCAGACCTCCTTCGGCTTGTAGTTTGCTGGGTCAATATCCCGGGGAACCTTCCAACCGCAGGCGGCTATGCGGTCAATCATCCGCTTGGCATCATCAAATTGCCAGGCACCGACATGGCAAAAGCCTTTGTTCTCCAGAAACCGAATCTGTTTTGGTGTGGTGAGGCCTGCCATCCTGCGCTTTTCCAGCTTGTTCAGGAGCAGCGCCGCCTTTCCGGCGTTGTCGATTTCGTCCGGGAAAATACCCAGCTTTTCCAGGGCGCTGCGCTGCTTATCCGATGCGGGCCCCATCTCCCATCCAAAGCTTGGCATATAGCCGGCAAGGTCTTCGGCCTGGATGCTCATTTCAAACTGCAGCGGGTTAACCAGCTTCCGCTTCCGCTTTTTCATCTCCTGCAGCTTCATGGCAAGGGCTTCTTCCCGCTGGGCAACCACATCCTCACTTGCCTTCTGCTCAGCTTCCGTAATGTCTACCGGGCACCCTGCTTCCTCCACATTTTTTGTCATTTGCTCGGCGACCTCGGCACTTTCACAAATCAGATGGGCAGGGTGGCACAGGTCGTGCCGGTCAGTGTGCCACAAAAAGTCCAGCAGGAGCAAATGATCTTTTCCGGTTTCGGGGCTGAGGCGGGTGCCACGGCCTACCATTTGGCAGTAAAGGCTTCTTACTTTGGTGGGACGCAGGACCACGATACAGTCCACGGAAGGGCAGTCCCAGCCTTCTGTCAGCAGCATGGAGTTGCACAGCACATTGTATTTACCTGCCTCGAAGTCTGCCAGGACCTCCGCCCGGTCCTGACTGCTTCCGTTCACCTCTGCGGCACGGAATCCTTTTGCATTCAGAATATCCCGGAACTTCTGGGAAGTGGCTACCAGCGGCAGAAAAACAACGGTTTTACGGTCTGCACAATGGACAAGCATCTCATCGGCAATGGAATGCAAATACGGGTCCAAGGCCGTTCCCAGGTCGCTGGCTTTGAAGTCGCCGGACTGGATGCTTACACCGGATAAATCCAACTTCAGCGGAATAGTCAGCGCTTTAATAGGTGAAAGATAGCCTTCCCGGATTGCTCTGGGTAAGCTGTACTCATAGGCCAGGCTTTCAAAGTACTGTCCCAGATTTCGCATATCGCCACGGTCGGGGGTGGCGGTTACGCCCAGCACCTTGGCACTTTCAAAATGATGCAAAACTCGCTGATAGCTTTCGGAAAGGCAATGGTGGGCTTCATCTACAATGATGGTATCGAAATAATCAGGAGCAAATTGCTCCAGGCGCTTTTCACGCATGAGGGTCTGCACGCTGCCAACGGTCACACGGTACCAGCTCCCCAGACAGGTTTCTTCCGCTTTCTCGGTGGCACATCGCAGGCCTGTTGTTTTATGAAGCTTGTCTGCTGCCTGATCCAACAGTTCCCCCCGGTGTGCCATAATCAGCACCCGCTCTCCTGCGGAAACCACATCTTCTGTCAGCTTGCAAAAGACAATGGTTTTTCCGCAGCCGGTGGGCAATACCAAGAGCGTCCGGCGTACACCGGACGCCCATTGGTCATGAACGGCAGCCGTTGCTTCTTTCTGATACGGCCGCAGCTCCATCAGAATTTACCCGGCGTATAGCCGGCAGGAGCGGCCATTGTTCCCTGGGCGGTACCCATGGAGAAAGAAAGCTCCGCCTGGCTGTTCTGGGGAGGATAGAACTTATCAATATCGTTTGCCCAAAGGGTTTTTCCGGGTTCTTTGCTGGATTCATAGGAACGCTTTGTGACATGGCACCGCCCCTTTGCTCCGGTAACGGCGTTCCAATTCATGGCCACCCGCTGTCCTGACTGCCTCTGCCCGATGGCGGTAAAGAATTCGCACAGCCTCCACTCCGTCTTGGAATGCAGGAACAGATTGTGCTTGACTTCACAGGACCCCTGAGGAATGTCCAGACGGATGGTGAGCTTTGCCTGGTTGCATGGGGGCATTTTAGTAGAACCCTGGAAACGGGCCCGCTCAAAGCCGGTGACGGTAAAATCGTAGTCTCCCGGCTCTACAACCACAAAATCCGAGCCTTCGTTTTCAATTTCGGCATCCCACGCCAGCTCATGGCCGTTGTTTTCATAATTGCTCATATCAGTTATTCTCCTTAATCAGTTGATAGACCTGCGGCCATGCGCCCACAAGGACACCGGACACAAAATCGGGATCATAATTTTTGATGGGGGTTGCTTCCGGGTAGTAGCCTCTGCTGGCTACCGCCTTCCGGATCTGCGCTTCGGTAACCTTGTTCTGCTCCATCAGCTGGCACAGTGCCGGGGGGATACCGTCATTGTCAAAAAGGGAGCTCTGGGTCGTCTCCGGCGAGGACAACCCAGCCGTCGTAGGGTTTTCCTGCACCTGAGGCGTTTGCTGTATCGGCTGGACGGTTGGCGCTGTTCGCTCCTGGACAACCGGGGGGATAGCGTGAAAACAGTGGGCAATCTGGGAGAAATCAAAGGGCAGCTTTTCCGGCAGGTTGAAGCGGTTTTTCGCATCCCAACAAGGGTGATGGGTGGTATACATGACCCTCTTTCCGCCGGAAACCTTGTTTTTCTTTTCTTCGTTCTTTACCACAAAGGTTTCATAGTTGGCAAAGAGAACCATATCCGCCCATTCTTTCACCATATTGGCAACGCTGCATTTTTGCGCATTGATAAGCTTCAGCTCCCAACGGTCATAGGCACCGGATTCGTCCGGCTGCTCAAATTTCCGCATAGCAGCGTGGGCGGTGACGATCACATTGATACCGCGATCTGTGACCTGATCCAGAAGGTTCAGCATCCTGCCAAAGTCTTCATACACATAGGTATAACCCTTGCCATAGCCGAAATCTTCAAGACCGGATTTGCTGTTCTTGGAACACACACCGTCACGGCATAGCCGCTCTGCCCAGTCTGCGGTGTCCAGTACAAGGGTCTGGCATACCGTAGGATTGGAAATGACATAGCGGATCTCTTCCTGGATCATCGTAAAGCTGGTGGGTGCAGGCAGCCGCCGGACATTCATTCGGGATGTACTGCCCTCGGTGTCGATGAACAGAGGGCCGGGGGCCTGCGCTGCGAAGGTGCTCTTGCCGATACCTTCAGGACCATAGATAACCACCTTGAGAGGGGTGGACAAAACACCGGATGTAATTTGCATTAGAACACACCTGCCTTCCAGCCAGAATTTGCAGCCGGGATCTCCGGCAGTGCTTCACCAGCCACATGGCCATCTTCGATGATAATGGTACATTCGGAACCGGTACTGACCCGGGTGGCAATGGCCTGCAGGTTCTGGGTCTCAAGCCACTGTCCAAAGGTCTGCATAGTCTGCAGATCCATCTGCTCCAACTTATCAAGCAGTACAAAGCCACACTCCGGGTTCAGAGCCCGGACAATGGCTGTGGCCACCTTCAGCTGGTCGCTGCCGCTCATGCCGTCCCACTTCTTACCACGGTAGGTGAGTTCTCCGTCTTCCACGGAAAGCCCATCCAGAGGCAGTGCGGCACCGTTCAGCAAATCCGATTTTGCATTTCTCACATCGGCAAGCTTTTGGGTAAGGGCATCATACTGCCGGCGGTATTCCTCGGCGTCCTGTTCTGCCCGCTCCCGGTCATTGTTTGCCCGCACCTTCACATTGATGGCTTCGATATTCTCCAAATCCTGCTCAATCTGGGCGGTGGACTGGTCCTGCAATTCCGCAGCTGTTTTTTGGGCGGTATTCAAATCGGAAACCGCAACGGAATATTCTTCCCGAAGCTTTGCCAGCTGGTTTTCCAGGCTTTCTATCTGGTTTTTCAGCTGGGAGCACCGGAAGTCCAGCTGTGCTGCCATTTGCCGCTTTCGCTGGTTTTCTCCGTTTATGGCCAAAATAGCTTGCTGCCGCTGAATCAGATCATAGGCTGAGATTGCAACCTCCGGGGCATCCGGGTAGTATGGCATTTCCAGGGCGAATTTCTTTTTCTGGTCAGCGATTTGCCCGATGGCGTGACGCCGGTTGTAGAGCTGCACTTCCTCCTGCTCCAGGGCGTGGAGTTGGTCGCCCACACCGATGATTTGCAGCAATGTATTGGCCTTCTCTTTGCTGGATTGCTCCAAAAACTTGGGAAGATTCAGGGCCAGCTCCTCCACAAAGCTGTTGAGCAGCTGCTGCCCACGCTTTTGCCCATTGGGGTCGGTTACCTTGAGTGCACTGTTCTTCCCGGTTCTCTCAACGATGAGCCCGTTGGAGAGGGTGATTTTGATTCTCGGAGGGATGGTGCTGCCATCCCTGACGGGGTTGCTGGGCTTGTACCGGTCTCCTCCCAGTGCCCAGGCTATGGTGTCCAGAATACTGGTCTTACCCTGGTTGTTGTTGCCGCCGATTACGGTAAGCCCGGAGGGAGAAGGCTCCAGAGCCACAGCCCGGATGCGCTTCACATTCTCCAGTTCCAGCGCATTGATTTTTATAGACATCTCGACTTCCTCCTTAACGCTTTACAGGCACAATTACACAATAGCCGGTGCCGGACTCTGCCTGCTCTTCCCAGACAGTGGAATCCTTCGTAAGATGGGAAACCAGCGTGAAGCGGAAAGCCTCAGCTGCGCCGGTGTTGCTTCTGCGGATGTGGTTATACAGAGAATCGATGAGCAAAGCCACATCGCGGGTGATGGTGTCAAGCGCTCCGGCACCGACACACTTTGCGGTGGTCTCGTTGATTTCAACCTTTAGCATTTGTTTGACAAACCTCCCAATTCGTGGTATATTACACACGGTTATTTTTCTTTGCCGCTTCGGAGCGCCATCCTGCTCCGGGGCGGCTTTTTCTTTTGCCCAGGAAGTGCCCCACCTGGGCACTGGCGGCACACAGCAGCACCACCGCAGCCGGAAGGCCCAGCCCCGGGACAATCCATCCGGCACCGGTGGCAGCCAGCAGACCGGCGACAAGGACTACCTTGGCAGCGGTCCCCTTGCAGGCAGCTCTCAGATCACGGCGGTACCGGACTGCATTTTTGCACCGGATGGAAAGCGCCTTCCCGGCAGCCTCCCGGCGGCCTCTGGTCAGCCGATTGAGCCGGGCAAACCATAGCACTTCCTCGTCAATATGTACCGCCTGGACGCCATCGTCCGTCTTGTGGGCCAGGTAAATTCCGTTACT